TTTGCACTGATGATGACCGTTTTGACAGGTGCTGAAATGCTCACCTCAAAGATTCTGTCACGCCCAAACCCTAGCCGCCGCCAGATAGCCCGGTTGCTGTACTGTCCCATTTTGCCAATAGAAGTCCAATGCTCACTTGACCAGGTGCTGCCACCATCGCTTGACCACCGCAACATGGCCTGTGGATCGTACCCAGGTGTTGCCGGGTATTGTTCAGTGACAATTTCAGCGCCAGCCGTATCAGGCCCGGTATAAGCAAACGTCACCAACGATTCAAAACCATCGCCAGCCTCAGTAGTGATTTCATCGCCGCTTTCTGTTGCCAAGTATTCCCAGTTAAATTCAGCAATGAGTTGGTAGCTTGGCCCGGCTGGTGGGACGTTTGCCAACTCGGTGATGATGCCATCAGCGGTCTGCTCTGGTGTAACGCCTAGCCCAACGCCAGGTTGGAATTGGATTTGCAGTTCATCAAAGTATTGCCGCTGGAAATCAGCAACCAGATGCGGCGCTCTCCGCAGTCTACGAATAGTTGCGCCATCTTCTGTGTAAACATCGTTTTGAATGCTGTACAACTTGCCGTTTTCATAGTCGCCAACAATGTAGTTATTAGCAAAGAACGCACCGCAGTTTGAACGATGCCGACCATAAACGCCATTGGCAAATGCCAACCACTTGTGCCAGCTTTTGGTTGATAGGTCATAGACCCATGTCAGGTTAACAGTTGGAAATGTAACAACGTACATTTCATGGCCTTCAATCTGGTACGTGTAGGCAATAGCATCAGCAGTGTATTGGTCAATCAATGATTGCTCAACTGCATGGGTTGATATGCGAACCCAAGTGTAGCCCTGCATCATCTCAATCGTGCCATTGCCTCGAGTGTCTTTTGCTACGCAAACAAAGCTATCGCCAAACCGCGCCAGAGAAAACCTTGCGTTAATGCCACTTTGTGAACTTGTTCCGGGAACCCGTTGGAAAGGAAAAGTTGTGATGCCTGCGATTACGTTGCCAACGTCAGTCCATACCTCTGTGGTTGTCTCTCCCAACAGATAAACCTGTCTACGATCAACGATAAGGCTTACCAAAAGGTCGCTAGAGCCATCAGCCGTGCCGTAGAGCGCCAAAGATGATGAGGCAGTACCAAGGTTACTACAGGCCCAGTTTTGTGTTCCTGGCTCGTTGTACAGAAAATAGTTGTCAACTTGGTCTGTAACGTTTGCGCCTTGCCACGGCCCATCAGTGCTTGCCAATACTGCAAAGGTGTTTGTAGCTGCAATCCAGGTGTAGCGATTACCACCATCTACGATGTAAGCTGTTAACCCGTTGTTGGTAGTGATGTTGTCGCTAATGGATACTTGCCCTGATACGCTTGCCAATGTACCAATCAGTGTTGCCGCCATGCTGGTGTTAACCGAGTACACATTTGCGCCAGATACCGCAATCAAGATCTGATTACCTGACATCGTGTGCAAACCACGCACTTCTGACACTGCAAGCTGAGTTTTTAACACCAAGCCTGGCGTTGGGTACAACGCTACAACACCCCGTTCACCAGGTTGCTTTTGAGGATCAATCTCAGCAAAGAAATTAATGCACTCTTGAGCATCTTGATAGATAGATGGGGCTTCGTAGGAAGTCCCAACAAAACCAAAATCTGGCATATCAAGCTACTACAGCGCCACGGAAACCAACAACCCACCAGTCCGTACCAGCAAACTGAAGCGTTGCCGAATCGCCAACCGCATTAAAAGTAATTGTGGTTCCGCTTCCAAGGTTGGTAGGGGTTAAAACACCAGTGTCGCCGCCGCCTGCTTCTGCAACGTAAATGATTGTCTTAAGCTGTCCTTGTGCACCATCAGCAAGCGTTAAAGCATTACCAGCTCCGGTTGAGGTAAATGCTGTGGCAAGGCTTGTGATGTTTACCGCCCCAGGGCCACTCAATGCTTGAACCGTTCCTGATGCCCCAGTGCCGCCATTAGCCACAGGCAAAGCACCAGTAACGCCAGTTGTCAGCGGCAACCCTGTGCAATTGGTAAGCACTCCGGACGTTGGCGTTCCAAGAATTGGGGTGACCATAACCATGCTGGTGCTGGTACAGGCACTGATTACGCCACTAGCTACTGTCCCCAACGCAGGCGTAACCATTGTGGGGCTGGTAAACAGAAGTGTTTTGCTGATGCTCTTGGTTGTGCCTGCTTGAACCAAGGGAACAATGTCAGCAGCGTTAATAACGGTAGCAACGGGCAAAGCAGAAATGGCAACGGTAGTCATGTTCAATCCTTATTTAACGAAATCCACCGTCCATAATAAACCCGGCATCTTTGGCTTTTCCAACCATCAGGGCATCAGGATAGCGCGAAACTTGTGGTGGTCGCATATTGGTACGCTTGATCGTAGCCTTGGCCTGGGCTGCAAATGCGTTAATCATTCCAATGGTGGTTGCATTGGTCTTGCCGTACATAGGCATCAACCGTTCTGCCAGGCACCACCTCAACGCATTGTTGTATCCCTGTGGCAGCTGGATACTGTCTGTATACCCGGTGAACTGCCGAAAGATTGTCTGAGTAAACAGATGCAACTCGCCCTGGCTGGGGTTTGGATAGACAAACAATGTCCCTAGCAACTCGCTTGGCTGGTAGTAGATCGCCTTGGCCCAAGGCCCACTTAGCTGCTTGATGCCAATACTCTGATATTCCTCTGCGCTAAGAATAGCCACAGGATAGTCAAGGTAACCTCCAGCAACACTACTGCCGCCTTGCATCGTTGCAATCCGCACAAAGCCACTCTCAATTGTCAGGGGACGCTCGTAGTACGCTGATATCGTGGTGCTGGACGCTGTTTGGTTGGTGCTGACAGTGTATGTGCCTGCCTCGTTAACATTGCCGCCTGCGCCCGTTGTGAAGCCCACAATAGTGGTTCCTGCGGTGATGCCAGTGCCAGACAGTGTTTGGCCGATCGCAATGGCTCCAGAGGTGATGGCGGTGACCGTCAGGGTCGTGCCAGCAATAGATCCGGTAAACGATGCGCCTACCTGACCACCTGGCCCGATCGTGTACTGCACCTGATTCGGCGTTGTTGAAAAAATGATCTCTGTCTTGTAAAAGACCATCATGTTTTCGTTTGACCACTGCGCGCACATATCATTCAGCATATCGAACGCATCTGCCGAATCTGCTGCCGCTGGGGTTTCCCCCGCAGCTAAAGCGCCAATGTCCTTCAGCGCTCGATTGATGATGTCCTGGGGGGTTGTCACAGCCCTTGACCTTGCGTAACGTAGACCACTGCCGTACCAGATCCAGTGATGCCAGTAAAGAATGTTCCAGCAGGAAAACTCATTACTTCAACCGCGCCAGGAACCAAAGGTATACCCGTTGTCACCGATGCAGCCGTTACAGCAATTGCTGACGATGTACCAGTTCCCAAAAACACAGTAACAATCCCGCTATTGACAAACCTAAAGTTGGTGTTGACCACGTTGGATGGATTGGGTTGAACTGCTGTCGGAGCATTGGTAGCACCAGTAAAGTTAACCGTTAGGCCAATTGGTTGGAATACTTCTTGAGTCATCTTCGTCTTTCAAAGTTGATTAGTGGACATTTGGTTAAGCTGCAATAGTCCCAAACGTTTTCCATGTGCCTGGAGTTCCTGCTGTTGTGCATACAAATCCGATAGTTCCAGCCGCCACGGGGACGGTGTTAAAGATCACATCTCCAACCCGCCACGTTCCAGTTGACGGGGCTGCTGTTCCATAAAAGTGCCGTACTGCACTTGTGCCTGCACCAAGAATAGCAAATGGAACAATGCCAAGACCGCCCGTTCCAGCCGCGCCGGTCGGCCCAACGTTGTTTAAAAAGGACGCAACGGTTCCGTAACTTGTGCCGTTAGCAAGACTAAACGCCGCAGTGGTTGCACCAAGGCAAATATTGTTTTCAAGAATGTCGTCAACGGAACTTGGGCCTACACGAATTCCAAAATCTTGAAGAGCTTCAGTTGCAGAGCCAAAAGTGCAGTTGATGATGCGAGTATTCGTCGCCGTGGTTTCCATTCCGGCGTATCCGTTGGCGTAACTATGCGCTCCATCAACAATACAATCAATTGCGTTGTTCTTCAGAAAAATGCCGTCATCCGTATTATTACGAAACAACCCGCCGTTAATTCGAATGCGCTCACAATTTGCGGTGTCCGACACAATACCATTTGCGGTGTTGGCAACTAAGCAATTAACAAACTTGGTGTCCTGTGCGTACTGAAGATTAATACCGTTGTTTGTTGCAGAAAGAATTGAAAAATTTTCAATGATGGCCGGGATTTTGTAGATCGGTGCGCCTGGGGCTGATGCCGCATCTCCCCTGATGACACACCCATACTTATCTGAAGTCAACACGGCAAAGTTTTTAACCGTGATGCCTGTGTTTGCAAATCCCACAACGCTGGCAGGCGCGTAATAGAAGCCATAATCACCAGCGTAGAGGTAAAGTCCAGCATTATGCGAGTCTTTTATCTCTACGTTTTCTATGCTTACGTTGTAACAAGCAGAAACCAAAACTTGCCCGGCATCGCTTGCCGTTGCGTAAGTCATGGCACCGATCTTTAGGTTACTTGCACTGATGTTGTGGGGGTGTGTGGTTCCACTTGCTGGCGCATTTGCACCGCCCCAATGCAATAGCAACGGAATCATCATAAAAGCCGAATCTGGATATATGATGTTGCGAATTGTAATGTCGTATGAATTGCCGGTAACCATGATGCCGTTTCCATCAGGTCGCGCAGTCTTAATCGTCAGGTTTTCTAAAATAATGTTGTTATATCCGGTTCCAACGCCGTAATCTCCAATGATGATTGGACACTGAAAATCTCCGCTACTGGAAAAGGCAGAACCAGCGTTTTCAATAGTCCCATTACGAACAACAACGCCAGAGCGCAGATCAAGGTTTCTCGTTGCGCCAGTAGTAACAAACTTAATTGTGCTGCCGTTTAAATCAATGGTTGAATTTGCCGACGTTGTAAGTGCGCCAGTCACCTTGTACGTTTTTGCATTTTCAAAGACAAGAAGCTGATTAGCAGAAGCAGTTAATGCGCTTTGAATAGCTGTTGTATCGTCAATTGATCCGTTTCCAACTGCACCGTAATCTTTTACGTTGACAGCAGGCCCGTCAATCATTGAGTAAGTTACTTTGGTCAAAGACATATTTACCTTAAACGTAATAAGTTGCGCTAAGTATTATTTCGGTATTTGCTTTAACATACGTTGCAAAATCCAAATCACCATATGGAAGCGTTGACGCTCCAGTAGAGCCGGATATTGTAATAACAGTTGTTGACGGGGCAATGTACCCTCCAAGGTTTCCGACCGCTGCATTTAGTGTTGCTGCATAGCCGATGTGGGCTACTCCGTAAGCACTGCTGCCTGCGGAAGTAAACGGCAAACCTTTGATAGACCAAGCTCCGCTGCCCCCAGTACCAAGGGTGCCCATTTTGACGTAACATTGCACTGTTACCATGTTGCCAATTCTGGTGTACTTAGCTGAGTTAACGGTAGTTACTCTGCTTGTTCCAGCTACCGCACTATCAAGCACTGGTGTCCAAGTACCTACTTCATACCAGTTCAGTAATTCGCTGGTCATCCCAGCAGCGTTCGTATTAGCTGTAAAGTCAATTCCTTGTCCAGCAGTTGCTGGAATTACGCTGCCAGTAAGTTTAATGCTGCCCACAACATCTAGTTTTTGTGCTGGTGTCAGTATGCCGATACCTACACGATCGTTTGTTGCATCAGTAAAAAACAAGTTTGCGTCGGCGTCGCCTTCAATCCGCACGTTATAAATAGCCCCAATATCGTTAATCACAAGATTGGTTGTGCCAATAATCATCTTCTCGGTCAATGCGCCAGCCGTTGCAGTCTCAAAGTGAATCTGCCCTGTTTCAGCCGTTGACGTTGGGCTAAGAATTGATGCGTGGATGACTGCGTACTGTTGTTTGTTGCCAGCCGAGTCTTGACCGTTAAACTCAATCTCTCCGATTGTGTCTGACGCTGCGGGGCTTGCTGAGTTGCGATAGAGGTCAAGCAGTGGGCTGGCAGTTGCACCAGCGTCCGTAGAGTTGAGCGTTACGTTAGCAAAGTTGCCATCGCTCCCGCCTTCAACCCGCTGCCAAACCGTTCCGTTGTAAACAATCCAATCGCCTGCACCAAAGAACAACAAAATACCGTTAAAAGTCTGTGTGCCTGCGGTGCTGACTACGTAGTAATCGCCCTTTACACCAGTGCCATCTGCCAGTGTTGGAGTGTTGGTGCTGGCATCCCAGGTGCCTTTGTAGTTCAATGCTCCAATTGCATTGGTTATAGATGAGACTGTCTTTAACATGGCAATTCCTAGTTGTAAACAACTTCAATGATGGAGGTGTATGGCGGTGCTTGGCTAAACGTTACCGTGCCGCTAGTGACAGTGTAAGTGTTGCGATTCTGGTAAACGCCATTGATGTAGATAGCGGTAAAACCGTTGACCACCGAGAAAGCAACTTGCGAACCTGTACCAGTGAAATTAGTGGCAAAAGTGGTGCCGTTGATGTTGTCCACTGTCCAGATTAGCACGTTGGTACTGTCGTACAAAGCAAACTTATAGACATCCCCACTAAGCCACACATTGGCCTCGCCACGGCTGTCCAGGATGATGGGGTTAGTGTTGGCAATGTTGCCCGTGGAATCGGTGTAGGACGCCAGTGGAGTAGTCGTACCGGCAACGTAGGTGTACAGCTTCCCACCCGATAGCGGAGCGCCATTCAGATCAAAGAATTGCAGCTTAGGCGTGGGTGATAGGGATGTTGTAGCCATGATTTTTTAGTGAAAAAGGGAACCGCCCTTGCGAACAGTCCCCTTTTGTTTTTGATAAAACAGAGTTTAGAACGCTGTGAAATCAGTACCATACACGTAAACGTCAACCGTGCCACCAGCAACAGCAGTTCCAATGTTGACGTAAAACACCTGCGCCGAAATGTTTGCCGTGCCAGTTGCCGCCACCACCGTGGATTTAGTGACAAAGGCTGAACTGGTGTTGTTGGTCAACGCTGCATTGGTCACAATTTCAGTACCCGTACCGCTAGCGCCCGTCCAGATTGCCAATGCAGCCGTTGCAACATTTTTGTTGGCGTTGGTGATAACGACATTGGTGACGTTATAGGTGGTGGTGTTGATGACGGGCAAGGTAATTGCCGCATCGCCGGTAGCATTGACTGAAACGCTCGTTGCGTAAGCAATCAAGCGAATAGCCTGGTTGCTGGACAGAACTTGCGGATGAACGGTCGTGGTTGTTGCTGCGCCTGGATTTGCCATGATAGTTACTCCTTAGTAGTGAGTGTTAAGCGGCAACCCGGCAAGCAAGCTCGGGGTACAGCGGAGCCCAGCCGTAGAGAACGTCTACACGGGTTGGGATAGAGTCGTTGTTGATAGTGTACTGACGCACAACACGCATAGACAGGCCCAGTTCCTTGTCGGCTGCACGGCCAGCAAAGTGAACACCGTCAGGCAGCTCAAGGTCAGCGCAAGCCATTGTGAACGCATTTTTGTGCATAACAATGTTCTGCGGGGAAACCGTGCCAGTGTTGTTGAACGGGGTTACCACTGCGGTAGCGCTGGTGCTGTTGACCACCACATTCTGGAATTGACCAGCAGTGATCACAGCAGGAGACACAATCACAGAAGTAGTTCCAGCCGTTGCAACCGTCACATCAGCCTGGACAACAAAACTACGCAGACGGTTGGAGCCGTAAGCAGCGCGATTCTGTGGGTTAGCTGCAAAGATGTTTGCAATGGTGATGGTGTCGCCTTGCTTGAGTCCAGCCGTAGCAGTGGTGGCAGTCAGAGCAATGGTGGACGTTGATGCCCAGCCGCTGGTCAAAAAGCCTGTGGCCGTGGTCGTAGCGCAGGCCAAGGTAGCAGTAGCGTAACTGCCAAAAGTCTGACTAACAACGTTCTGATCCATCTTCCACATCATGCCTGCCGAGTCTTTGCCCATCATGCCGCGCTCGTATTGCTTGGCAATGGTGTTGCTTGGCACAAACAGACCTTTCAGGCTATCCACAATCGTGGCGCCGGTGAACGGTTCAACAATGCAAGCCCGGCGTCCATCGCGTGGTGCGCCCTCAGAGTCCAGATATGCGCCTGCGGTCAAGTAGGTCAGCAAGCTGGTCGGGACAGTCCCGGCAGTACCGACAATGTTGGCAGTGGCGTTTTTAGCCATAACCAAACCATCACGGTCAATCTTGTTGGCAATAGCGGCCACTGCGGGTTTCAGAACTCGATCGCTGAAGCGGTCAAGAGATAGCGCCAGATCCTGCGTGGTGAACTGCGTATCAACGTGGAACTGCGTTGACAAAGTTACTGGTACAGACGTCTCGTTGAAGTCTTCGACCGAAAGCGCTGGCCCCGAGGTGCCAACAAAACGTCCAGGGCGGCGAACATTCAATGTCGCGCCAATCTTTGCGCCAGTTACAGCGAATTGATCGTCATAGTTACGTTCGACCTGGCTCGTAAAAGTCAGTTCGTTTTCCAGCACCATCAACGCTTCGTTGGTGATCATGCTGATAGTAAGCAAATTATTTGCCATGATATTTCCTAAAAAAAATGGTTATCGAATTTGCCCATTCAATCGACCTGCTTTCCAGGCTTGAAAGCTGCCGTGAAACTGCCCATCAGCAGTCAATGCAACATCCCGCCCGTTAGCGGCTGACCGAATAGGATTAATCGGTGCGCTTGCCTTACTTCTCTGAACAACAGGCTTTGAGTCTTGTTTCTCAAACATGGCCTCTAACTTTCCGATCTGTCGCAACTGTGCTGATGGTGTCATCCCTTGCAGCTTTTCAACGAACTCAGGGTTGTCAGCAAGGTGGTACAACAACTGCGGCCCTACATCTGACTCGAATATGGCATCTCGCACTTCATTGACTACCGTCATATCCGCGCTTTTTACCACTCGCTCAAAATCTGGCATCGCTGCTTTGGCCTGGTTAACCCGTTCCACCCAAGTGTTTAACACCTGTTCTTTCTCGGCTTGAACCTTGGCCTGTACTGCCTTCTGTCTTTCTTCCCCCATTCGCTGGTCAACCTTAAAGTCTGTCAATGCTTTTGCATATTCAAACATATCGGTGAACTGGCTAGGATCTGGTTCGGCATCGCCTTTTGGGGCTTGTTTCCGTTCCATGTCCGCTAACCGCTGCTCCAGGCTTACCCTAGCTTCGCGCTCCCGCATTGCTTCTTGCTTTGCATCGTCGCGGTCTTTGGTTACCTTCTCAAACCGTCGCTCAATCTTAGGTCGTCTTTTTTCCTCTGTTGTTTGCTGCTCGTCACTGGCAGGCTCACTCTGACTGTCATCATCCATCGGCTCTATTGTTTCAATAGCCTCGCGTGGCGTTTTGTCAGCTAAACCTAGTTTTTCAGCTTGGTATTCAGCTAAATTCTCGCTAGTCACCGTACTGGCTTCTAGTCTTTTCTGCGTTTCACTCACTACCACTTCAGACATGGATTACTCCAAGGATTTGCCCCGTAAGAACCCACGGGTCGGGTTGGGGCATTATTACCCAAAAACAAAAGGTTATGCAACTACTGCATGGGTTGGATCAACGGGTTTGCTCCTTCGCTGATGTCTTGGATACTAAATTGAGCGTATGCCGCCTGTTCTTGGTTCATCTTGTCAATTTCCATCATTAGCTGATCTGGAGGCATCCGAGCTAGCAGAATCTTGACCAGTGCCTCAATTTCTGTGCGGTTTTGAGTGGTAATTCTCCGCATATTCTCGTTGTTAACTCGAGATTCTGCGTTTGTTTCGGTGTTGTGCGCCCGTGCCGTAACGTCCATCAGCTTACGCTTGGTTTCGCCCTCGTCCTTGAGTTGTGCCACTTGCATACGGTTGTTGATTTCCAACTGCGCTGCTTGCAACTGTTGCTGCATCTGCTCAATCTGCTTTTGTTGCTGGGCCATCTGCATCTGAACTTGTGGCGGTATGTCTGACTTCTCGTCAATCTGCGCCATTGGGTTTCTTGCGGCCAAGCGATCAGCAATAACGTCAGCACCGGGAAAGTCCATGTTTCTAAACACCAAATCCCCTGCCAGGTCAAACAATTCCTTGTTGCCGGTAAGCAAGGGCATCATAGCCTCTACCGCCTGCTGACGCTTGCTCTGGAAGCCTGGCCCTGTGTCCATTACAACGTCATATTCACCCACGGTCACATCGTTCAGCACTTCGCCCACTGCGGTTTGCTCGTTGATGGTTGTCATGTCGGGTTGACCATCGCTGCCGATAATCCGCATTACCCGCTGGGTATCGTAAATCTTTGGAATCAAATCAAGCAGGATCTTGCCCGTATGCTTGATGCTGCGCGTCAGGTTGTCGTAGAAGTGGAAGTTGCTCAGATCCGTCTGATTTTGCTGGCCCTGGAGCGCTTTGCCGCTGATGTTGCCGCTTGGCAGCTGGTTGGGGTCTAGGATACCCAGCACCATCTGCAAGTCAGTGTTTATCGCGTTGGCAGCGTCCATGATCCCCGCAGGAGGTGATTCAGGCTGTAGACGCACTGGCACAGGGGCTGGCTGGCCTTCTATGTCCTTTTGCTTGTAACGCAGCACAGGGCTGCTCTTGATGTTAGCCAGCGCCCATTCGTTTTCATGGCCCTCGTCTTGGCCTTCAGCAAGCAACCACTTGGCCTTTGGTGCCAGTGCAATGCTCTCTGTCATGCTGGTGCGCCAGAAGTTGTACATGCGCTGCGGGTCTTTGGCAAACCGCACCAGGCCATACTTCTTACGCTTGTCGTCCACAATCACTTGAGCGCCGTAGCAAGGCACGATGGGGATATATTTACCGTCCCAGGTCTTTTCCTCAAGTATCTCTAGTGCTGTCATCTTGCACCACTTAACTGCCCTGCGGAAACTCTCACGGGTATCAATCACCGTCAGACCTGCCGCCGCCACTCGCTCTAGGAATCTGTCGCTGTCAGCAAAGCCGCTGGTGCCATCACTCAGCAGGTACAGCTTGGCCTTTTCGCGGGTAACGTAGAAGTATTCAGCGATCCGAATGTCCTCCTTGGTCACCCAACTTGCGGAGTTGTCACCTGTGCTGCGGTGCGTGAAGTTAGCCCCGTCATCCGCGTCAGGGTACATTTCCTTGAAAATTGTCTTGCTCAACAGCGTGGTAACTAAGCAGCGCTCGGCATCAGAACCGTCCGGTCTTACGCTGTTTGGGTCAAAGTAGACCGTAAACGGGTTATCAATGGCATCAATGTAAATCTCTTGGTCAAACGATTCCTCGCTGACGTACTTGGTATTGATGCGCCAGTATCCCCAACCCATTCTTACGGCATAGTCAAAAGCCGTGTCATATGCGGTATCGGCGTTGCTGTTGACCTCGATGTGACGGGTAATGCCTTCTAGCACTTGGGCAATCTTGTAGTCTGCCAGGTTGTTTACTGGATGCACCTTAATGCGAGGTCGTTGCTGGCGCTGCTGGTTGGTCACCTGGCGCACGTAAGCATCAATTTTGTTGATGGTCAGGCACGGCCTTGCTTCAAGATTTCTGCTGTTCTGGATCTCCACCGGCCATTGGTCACCCGCGGCAAAACGGATATCTTGCAGTGCTTCGCTGCGGTTGGTGCTGTCGCTGTCGTTCACCAGTTGCCAAAACTTAATGGCATCATCAATGCGCGGGTCATTCATGGTCTGTCCTCAATTCATCCAGCTGCCTGCGGTTTCGGCAATTGCTTTAGGTTTGCGTTTGTGCGGTTGCCGAATCATAAGCCCTATATATCTAAACGCATCAGCACCGTGGCTGTACTGGTCGTGCAATGGGTTACGGCTGAACTGCCCGGTATCAGGGTCTACCTCGTAGCGGTAATGGCGCAAACAGGCCAGACCATCAGCAGCGTGTTCCCGGTCAAAGTAGCAGTTGGGGAATATCGTCCTGGCAGCGTTGATGCTGTCTACCACAGGAACCCGCGGCAATATCTCAGTCTTGTACCCTGCTGCCCGGACAATATCGTCAATGCTGCGCCCAGCTGCTGCCAGTGTCTTGTTCTCGGCATCGTGCGGTAGCCAAACTTTGTCGTAATGGTAGCCATAGGTCTGCATCGTGGCCAGGTAATAGCTGATGGTCTTCTGGCTGTCCTCAATGTACCGTATTAGCCTGGTTTCCATGCCTACGAACTGCAAGAACCATATCGCAGTGCTGTCAGACCAACCCAGATCAAAAACAGCGTGTACGGGCTTTGTGGCGTCAAATGGCACCCGGCAGATGCGACCATCAAGCTCGGCTTGCTGCATTTCCTTGGCAAAGATGGCACCGTCTACTGTCTGACGGCATAAACCTTCCCACACCTGGTTGTAGGCTTCCTCATCCCTGTTTTTGAGCGCATCTTTCTCTAGGCGCAATGTCTCAGGGAACCACGGGTTGTCCGACCAGTTAACCTTGATTTGGATGCAGTCATCGGGCGGCAGCAGCACAAAGCGCTTGTAAGTCTCGTCTGTCTCCAACTCAGGATTGAAGCTGACCCATATCTCGCTGGCTTCTTTGCGGATCGTTGGGATTAGCACGTTCCACGACAGGCGGCTTACGGTCTGGGCTTCCTCTACCCAGCAGATGTCCACGCCTTCAAATGACTTGATGTTGCTGATGTTGTTCTTCAGCCCAGCAAATGCGAATTCAGTGCCGTTTGATCCCCGAATATTTGCCTGCGTGATTTCGTAGAAGCTGTGCAGGCCCAATGCCTCTATCTGATCGCACAGGAGCTTGTGTACGCTGTCCTTGATGCTGGTCTGGTACTCACGGGCACACAGTATGCGGATTGGTCTCTTAGCTCCTTTGATCAGCAATGCTCGAGCAATGCCCCATGACTTAGCACCACCTCGCCCACCGTAGCAAACCTTGTACCTGCTGCGCTGGAAAAGGCTTTGCAGCTTTAAAGGAAACTCTGCTTTGACCTCAGTCATTCGGCTTTACGAAAGTAACCTGGATGCCTTGGAGCGCTTCACCGTCTTTGCCGGTTATCTCTTGCTTGACAGTCTCGGCCCATCGTAGCTGGGTCTTTGTCCACCAGATCAGTGCCGTGGTGTCGCCACTGGTTGCCTTGTCGTACAGTGTTCTGGCAATCTGACCATTGGCCTTTGCCTTGCCCAGGTCTAGCTCAATGCGGTAGTGCTTGCGGAGCGTCTTGTCGTCTATCCCCACCAGTATTGCTATCTGCTCATGGGGCAAGCCTAACCCGCTGGTGTTCTCAACCAGGCGTTGCATTTCAGGGGTTACTTCATGCTCTACCATTTTATATAGGGGAAATCAGGTTGCATCGTCCGCATTTTAACCATAGGACAAGCCAAGCGGGTGATATCCCCGACTTCAGCCATCTGTTAAGACTACTGCACCCATAAGGTCAGGCTTACATTTCCAGAGCGCCCGTATCGTTGGGCTAGTCGTCACATCACCGTTCTGCTCTGTTCCTGAGATACCGCCTGCAAGTTCTCGCGCCGGCTTGTGAGTAAGCGCATCACTTCTCTCGATAGCAACCGTAACATGGTTCATTGTTTCGCCATCAGCAATCGGTACTGGAACGCAAAAAGCCACTTTCTGCTGCGTCCTGATGGTGCAACATCAGTTCCTTTTGGGATAACGCATGAGAAAGTGGCCTCATACCGTCTTGTGTTGCACCACTTGACCAAGAAATTGTAAATCAAATTTGGTTCGTTGTCATTTAATAAATGATTTCAGACTGTTCTGCTGCTGATCTTGCATCCCTGCGCCTACACCAATGCCACCAATCGGTGCTGCTGTGAACAACGGCTGGCCTTTTTTGACACCGCCACGCATCTCAGGGCTAATGTCAATATATCGAACTGGCGCACCGCCTGGTATGCCTTGGCCTGTTTTGATTCTTGTCTCACCCGTCTTGGCGTTGTACTTCTTGCCTTGCTTTGCAAGGAACGCTGGGTAGATTTCATCGTAGTAGGTTTTCATGCCTTCGCCGCCAATAGTCAGGTCATCGCCTTTGATTGACCCTACATCTTGTTTATGCTCGGCAATCTGTTTTGCCATTGATTTGCCCAAAACTTCTTCTACGGTTTTGCCTGCCGCTGGGCCATCAATAAACTTTCCTCTTGATACAGCGCCGCTAAAAGTTTCTTTGCCATTTTTAGATGCTGTGATTTGAATATTTGGAGTGTCAAGTTTGACTGGAAAGTTTACTGCTGATTTTTCAAAAACAATCTCGTCAACATTCTGACGAATCTCATTGGCATATCTGTCAACCTGCTGCCTACCCGTTGTCAGGCCAACCCGGTCATAGCCATTGTCAGCTGCGTATTTCAGCGCACGTTTCAGCGCCAGTTGATGCCAGGTGTCCTTGAAAGGTGCGTCTGGTACGCCTTCAGGCTTATTTAATAAGTTTGTCCATTCTTCATTAAGTTTTGTGGCTTGTTCGCTTAATTTTTTAATTTCCTCGTTCATTGTTTTAAATTTGGTCATCTCTGAATCTGGCAATGCCGCTGCTTCTTCTAGTAAGCGTGATCTTTTTTGAGTTGTTATAGTCAATTCTTTTTCAACTTGTGCAGGGTTTCTTTCTTTTCCAGTTTTATACCCCTTCTCCCGCCCAGCTTGATGCCAATCGGATTGAATCTCCTCAATCAATAGCATCTTCTTGCCATCAGCATCCACTCGGTCATTGACCCTCATATGGGCTAGGATGTTGGGTTGGTCAAAGTGGGAGGATGTGTAAGATTTTCCAGCTCTTTCAGAGGCCATTTCTGCAATTGCATTATTTGCAGTTGTTGCTGTGTAATTGCTACCTCGCTGCGCTCCAGTTTCATCAAACACTAACCAACCAGAGCCTGACTTTTGTGCAGACCAACCAGCAGTATCCATTCGTGCTGGCAACGTCAGCAATATCTCGCGGTAGTTCTCACCGCCAGGTAGTTGGTATTTTTGGTATGTCGTTGGTGTTGGCTCTGGAATTTTATAAAAAGCATCAGCTTCAGCATCACGCATTTCTTGCAGTTTTCTTAAACGATTGTCTGTACTTTGTAAAACTGCCGGGGGCGTGTCATATCCAAAAGAATCCATATCCTTGTACAACGCCTGTATCTGAGGCTCGTACTTATCAAACACTGCCTTGCGCTGGGCAATGCCTACCGGGTCTTCTGCAACCGCAGCGCCCAGCTGCCTCTCTTGCACATCAACCCGATTGCTGGAAATAAAGTCTTGCACCTCTTGCCGGGTCACATTGGGTTTACCCTTCAGATAGTCATCCAGCCCCAACCAGGAAAGCTCATCCTTCTTAACGTCCTGGCCCTTCATCAAATCATTGAGGAACGATTCACCCGTGCCTGATTTGCGGGGAATGTTCAGCGCTGCTTGTTCTGCTGCTGAATAGAAACCCAATGGGGATACTGGCGCTTGCGGCTTCTCTATCATGCTGCCCAAAGGCACTTGAGGCGCTTCTGGCACGATGTTGGGCATCAACCCTTGGCGTTGCAAGTAACCTTCTGCCATGCGCCCAGCCGTCGGGCCTAGTGCCTTGACACCAGCCGCTGCTGCTCTTGCTGTTGGCATTGGGTTTAGTGGTACGAATGATCCTGCTTGCCCAGCAACTTCACCAACCCTTGACGTTGGGGCCAGTGGCAGATTCTTCAGGAAATACTCCGAGCCGTAGGGCAATTGCTGCGCTGGCTCGTAATTGGTTTCGCCAAACATTTCCGTTGGCATTGGGGATTTCAAAAGGTTGGCCAGATCCGTTGGGGTGCCAAGCATTCCTGCCAAGCGTCCACGCATTACATCCAACGGCACATTAGCAGACCCCTCCCGGTCTTGAAACCTGCGCCTGGGCTTCATCTGCGGGAAAAAGCCTGTTGCTGCCCTGTCGGGCAAAAACGTGCTTAACGGGTTGTCAGCCATGATTTTGCAACCATTAATCTGCTTTGTCTAATTGTGCCAACCAATATCCACAGTCTTGGATTGCTCCAATAACAGCGTTCAACTCAGATCGCAGTTCCTGTTCTTTTTTAACAAGTTCTGCAACCCGGCTGTTAATGGCTTCCTTGGTGACAACCATTACGCTGCAATTGCAACAGTGGAATACAACGGCAGATAACGGGTTCCGTCAGGCGTAATGACTTTGATCACCTGAACGGGGCGAGCCGTTGACCCAGTAGTCGTGTCAGCCAACAGCTTGCCCGTTCCCTTGGTCACACCGGCCAGGTTAAACAGCGTCCCGCTGGTGTCAAACGTTGCCTTGTCAGCACCATAGGAACTTAAGTAAAAGAACGATGTGTTGCCGCCAGTGACAGCGCCGGTAGGCATCCCAATCTCACACTCCATCGCAGCGTACGTGCCTTGTGTGCAAGCAGCAGACATAACAATTTCACCAACCGTGCCTGATGCCAAACCAGTGACGCGCCCAGAAGCCCCAAACGCCAGGTAACCGTACAGAGCCGTTAGATAGGCACCAGCAACCACGTTTACGTTTTCCACTGCCTTAATTGCGAAACCCACACCGCCAGCAGCAGAAAGAGTTTCAGTTGCAACAAAAGCAGAAGCGTCTACGCTGCCAGTATTTGCGCTGGTTGAGGTAATGCTCGCCGCGGGGCCAGTAGTGCTTGCGCCACTGACCGACAAAGATACAAATTCTGGGTCGGCATATGCCACGCCAGTTGCGATTGAGTTTGCCATGATATTTCCTTAACAGTTCCAGTTTTTGAGTGATGCCCTGGCCCGTTCTGCTGGGCCTTTGGCGTTTTTTACCACACCTTCCATCCGAGCGCAAAAACTCGCCTTTCGGCCAGCGTCTGCTTTTGTCTTCGGATTTGGGGCAGGTGGCTTGAGATTAGAGTTATTGGCAGAGTTATATGCTGCGCGACCTGCCGCAGTCATCCCAGCGCCCTTCTCAGTGGCGTTGTAGTGCTTGCCCTTACCCGTAGTAGTGTGGGCGATCGGTGTGTCGTGCTTGCTCATTTCTTAGCAGTCTTGGCGCTGGCCTTAAAAGCCGCAGCAGTTGGTGCGCCCTTAGAACCTGGCGTTCTCATGCGCTCTGGCGTCTTGCCAGCATCCTTTTGGCGCTCGATGCGCTCCTGCTTCGCATGGATATTTGCGTACAAACCGGGTTTAGTTGCCATTTTCATACTCCACTACTGCACAAATGTCAGCTTCTTGGATGATCTGGTAATCCTGGCCATTTTCCCTTTGGGTCGGCCAGTTCAAGTAATCGCCGTTGCCGTACTTGATAAAGTCACCCACTGCCACATCCGTTACCAATGGGCCAATCGCTACGATCGTGCCCTCGTTAAATGGTTCTTTGTTGTCAATGTAAATCAAATCGCTCAATAGACGAACCTGGGGCTTGACGACAACACGGTCACGCAGGGGTTTGAACATTTTTACGCTCGTACTTTCGTTTGATTCGGGCAACAATTTGCGGAGTGCTGGTGTCGGTGTTGATGTTGTAAACAATTTTCATCGGCACTTCTTCCATTTTTTTGCCTGTTATTGCAACGAATTGACCACACCAATCATTGCTCTGCTTGTTTTGCGTCATCGGATACAAACGGCAGACCCCCATAATGTGGTGATCCTGAAACATCTTGCAAACACCGCAGTTCATTGGCTGCTTTTGCGTCCGTGGTCGTAGCAGCTGCCGCCGTTGGATTTGCCGCCACCATAATTGCCTGAATATCCCATTGGCGCTGGCGCTTTGGCCTTCATCATGGGTTGCATTGGTGCTTTTTCAGCTTTCTCAGCTTTTGGCATTTCCATCTTTTCCATTTTGCTATCCATGTTCACTCCAAAAAGCGCAGACGGTACAGGGTAGAGTTAATGAGTTCTGCGATTTCATCAACAATGTTTTGCAATTCTGTGTCAGATGGCAATGATTGCCTGGCCTCAGTCACAAACGCCTGAATACCTTGCAGGTAGGCAACTGGGTCAGTGGCGCTGTGGAATTCTTCAGGGTATTTTTTGATCTTCTCGTACTTGCCCTGGAAGTTTTCAGCAAACTTGTCGGTAAGTTCCACGATCTGCGGGTAATACTTGCCCAGCGCTTTGTGCTTGCTGTAGCTATCAGTGGACAAATGGAGCAGATGCGTCACCGTGCTGCTGTGGAACAGCTGGGCAATGAACTCTGCAATGTCGTCAATGTTCATACGTGTCCAAATAAGGGACTATTCTCGCGATTCGTCAATATAACACAATGCTTCCATTGTTTTCAAATGTGCTGCTTGCCACATTGCTTGGCGTTCTGCTTTGCTCATTGTGTGGCCTTGGTCTACTTTCCAATGACATTTTTGGCACAGAGCCGCCACTAAGTTGTCATCTGCCTTGATACCCCGTCCTTTGCCGCCGCCCCAGTTGCTGTGTGCTGCCTGAACCATCTCACCACTGCCGCAATGCTGGCAATCCAGCTGCGCCACCCGTTTTAGCAAGGCTTTGTCGCGAACATAGCTGTGTTTAGGAAACATCAATGCTCTTCAGCGCTGACCAGGCCAACAAGAATTCGATGAACTCGCTGCTTTCCGTTGTTGTGAATTTGTGGCTTTGCAAACCCAATTGAACAATCCGTTCCCCGTCCAGGCTGGGGCAGACCTTACCAATCTTGCGGTTTGTGTCGTGCGCCCATTGGTCTATCAAGAGTCGTTTCCAATCGTCTGCTGTCCAGGTACTACCCACCGCCGCCATTTGTTTGCTGATTTTGTCTATCAGGCTGTGAAACATTGCATTCTGTTCTGTGCTGCGCTTGCTTTGTTTAATCTCGATCGTCATGCGGTGACCGGCCATCAACATAGATTTCAGCATTGGCCAGATAACGTTCATCATTTCTTTATGGGCCTGTGCTGGCTCCCAACAAGTAACTTTCATTCTTTTTCCTTTATCAAGATATCAACGCCAGCATCAATTGCGTAGACCTTTCGCACATGGCATTCCACAATCTGGCTGTCATCCACGCAAATGATGCCGTTCATCGCATCGCAGACACTTTTCGCCACGTTGTCCCAGTCTGGCTTCTTGCAGGGCCACTCAGAGCCACCTAGACAGGCCTCAGTGCGCTTTTTAGGGTATGACTTAGGCACTACTAGCCTGATGTAAATAAAAGCCTCCAGCGCCGTTTTAAGCGGTTCACTGCTTCCCATTGCTTTCAAAGCGTAAAACCTAATTTGATCTTCGTAGCTGGCAGTCTTGGCGTCGGTGTAAGTTTTGACAAAGTTTCCCCGTCTGGCAAACCGCGGTCGTCCTTTGCCGTGCGGCTGTCCAGGGACTGTAAACATGATTTGCATCATTTGATTGCCCTAATTCTGTCGAGGATCATTGATCGCAAGCCGGGAAAATCCTGATCCAGTTCGGCAAACCTCTGCAACAGGTAGTCCCGTCTTCCGTCCTTCAGGGCTTGATCCCCACCAGCTAACGCCCACTCTGCATACGACTGGATCAATGTCTCCAGTGAGTTCAAGTGCTGCGGTAATGTCGAATTCGGAGTGGTTGTGTCCATTACGGGTTTCGTCTAGCAGCTTGTGAGCGTCAAAGTAATTCACCATTGCCCCTTGTCATACCAAGCGCCAACAGTTTTATCCGTTGGTTTGTTTTTGTCTGCCAAGTGCTGCTGGTACGTTTTCGTGTTGCCGTATTTCGGTTGCTGCCACTGATGATGCGAACACTTGGGTAATGATCCCTCTAGGCGTACCGACCAAAGATTGCGGCATCCGTCCACACTGCAAAGCAAATCTGATTTTCCTTCCGGAACATTCTCTTTTTTGAAATTAGTTAGCGCCATGATATTTTCCCTCCACGATTTTTGCAAAATTGCTTGGCTTCAAAATCCACTCAAGATCAGCGGTAAACGCTCGCCCATCTTTGCTGTTCACCTTGCCGATCAGGAACTTTGATTTGTTGATGTGAGCAAAGAAATCATTAAACCAATCCAGAACTGCGCTTGTGCTGGTGGCCTTGTCCTTGCCAAGCTCTGCCGCCACCTCGCGCCATCGCTGTCTCAGGTAGCCTTGTCTGGCAGCGTTCCAGACCTCAACCCGGCGTAAGGTTGGTAGCTGCTGGTGATAGAGGTCTATGACTGCTTGATGCTGACAATCTGGCAACGCAGGGCCACCGTCAGGTGGACATATATCTGTATTCGTTGTTGATGTAGGTGAAGGTGAAGGTGAAGGTGATGTGCTATGCACCAAGGATGCTTCAAGCATAGTCGGAGCATCTTTTTTGTCGTATCTAGCTGCTGCACCAGCAACACCACGCCTGCGGTTCACTTCTTTGTTGTGATTCGCCTTTGCCAGTTCCTCATCAACTCGATGGTGTGACCACTGCCCTGACTCTACTTGGAAGAATGCTTCAAGCATAGTCCGAGCATTACTCCAAGCAGACGGAGAAAGTCTGGTGATCTGCGCTAAAACGCCATCGTTGTCTGGTGGAGGCCCGTTTTTCCAATAGTCCATCAGCAGCAGCAGGTAGGCGCCATGCTGTTCTGTGGTTAAACGGGAGGTTGCGCTCAGATAGTCCGCTACATAAAGCGGCATCCAAATATCGACTTTTGAACTCATAAGACCTCACATCGTTGGTCGTCATCACTGTTAAAGAACATCGGCAGGGAGGTGATGAATCCCCTTTTCGTCCGCTAAGACTAGCCGTGCCCTAATTTTACTGTGCAAACCACCCAGGTCGCAACACTTTCAACTGCCACAGCCGTGCCTTGGGAATCGTCACCCACTGGCTAACAGCAGCATCATTAATTTCCAGCAATGCTGCTAGCTTGGCCTGGGAGCCAGCAAGAGCAATCGCCTGTTCTTTAGTCATGCCCGATTGTAAGCCAGCTTTACAGAGGGAAAACGAACAATACCCCATTAAAGTTAAGGGACATTAACAAAGCGCTTGATGATCTCAATTAAGCCAGCTTACAATAGCGTCAATCCCCAGCACATTGCAAAGGGTCTTTTTAGGACACATGATGACAACAGCACAGATTGCACAAGCCCTTGCAGAATTTGCCACCAACCTTGAAAACAGCGCCGACATGACTGATCGCCGCAACGCGGTGCAGTGGCTTGCCGAGAAGATCGGATCGAATGCGGCCAATCAAATCTGCAACATTTACGGCTTAGTCGGCGACTACTACAAAGCCTAATCAACCGGGGCTCCGGCCCCATCAATCCCGCAAGGGTCTTTTAATCAACTAGGACACACCATGAACAACGCACAATCAATTCGCCAAGCTATCACGCTTGACCCAGCGCTCCCGCATCTGGTATCGGTGGCTGCTAGCGAACCCGTTAATTTCATAGGGTTTTATTTTGACGCCGCCAGCGAAAGTTGGGATTACTGGACTGCGTATGCCGCAGAAGCAACAGCAAGCAACTGCTACTACACACCAGAAGAATGCCGGTCGCTGTTGATTGAAAAGGGATTCCCAGAGTTGGTGGCAGCATGACTACTCTCTTTCACGCCATCATCGGCGCGGCCCTGTTTGGGTTGCCGTTTGCTCTGTATTTCTGGAACATGGTGCCATGAACATAGACCAGATCCTGTCCGGCATTACGGACATAGCCAACCGCGCCTACGCTGGCGCAGAGCCTGCTGACCGGCTGGCGTTTGAGGTGGGAATGCTTTCCTGCAAGTTGCGGGAAATGTCGCAATTGCTAATAACTGCAAATAACCTGATTACAGAACTTGAACGTGAACTTAATTATAGGGATCAGAAATGACAACCACATCAATACTTGTCCACAGCGTCACAGCTGTGCAATTTGCAGAGCCGAGATACATGGTCGGCAGCGCTCGGCCATTCTGGATTCGCAAGATGGTGGCGATTGACGCATCAAATCACGAAACAGAAATTACCTTGTTTGCGGATACGGAAGAATTTCTTAAATTGCCAAGCGCAATCAGTCCTGATCTTCTCTATGCAATTGGCATGGAGTCTCGCGCCGCATATGAAAACATGGAGCATTTGTGCAAAGCATTGGGAGTGCCATACCCACCAAACCAAACCAAGGAAACTGTATGAAACAAATCGCTACGGCACTGGTCAAAGCTCAGAAAGCCTTTGGGCCAGCCCTAAAGACCGCTACAAACCCGCATTTCAAGAGTCGGTACGCTGACCTTGCCGCTTGCGTTGAAGCGGTCATAGGCGGTTTAAACGACAACGGCATAGCATTGATCCAGCGCAACAGCCTGGACGATCACGGCGTAACTGTGGAAACCGTATTCCTCCACGAATCAGGCGAAATGCTGGAATGCGGAAAGCTGCACGTACCAGCCGCCAAACACGATCCGCAGGGTTACGGCTCTGCTCTGACTTACGCCAGGCGTTACAGCCTGATGGCAGCTTGCGGGATCGCACCAGAGGACGACGATGGCAATGCTGGAAGCAAGACCCAGGCTAAAGCAACTGATGGCACGGTCAAAGCACTGCTAGATGACATTGCAGCTTGCACAACTCACGAGCAACTAAAGGAAGCATTCTTCAAAGGAATTAAAGCAGTGGGTGCCGATCAGAGCGCCCGTGACCATATCACCAAAGCAAAAGACGCAAGAAAGGCAACACTATGAGCATCCTATTCCGGGCCAGCGCCCTGTCATCCATTATGACTGACGGCAAAGGTAAAGACGAACTGAGCGTAGGTGCTAAGACTTACGTTAGCAAGCTGGCGAAAGAGTTCGTTTATGGTTACGACGAAAAGGTGACCAGCAAGTACATGGACAAGGGCATCCGAATGGAAGATGAATCCATTGACCTGTACAACGCTGTCCATTTGTCCAGCCACGTTAAGAACGCAGAGCGCAAAAACAATTTGTGGATTACTGGCGAAGCTGACATTGTTGCTGATGACAAGATCATTGATATCAAGTCTAGCTGGTGCCTGACAACGTTTCCGGTGCTGGCTGACCAGGGTGAAGACAAAGGTTACGAATGGCAACTACGGGCTTATATGTGGCTGTGGGACAAGCCACGGGCAGACATTGCTTATTGCTTGGTCACTACTCCAGATGACTTGATTGGCTGGGAGAACAAAGCGCTTCACCAAGTCGACCACATCAACCGGGAACTGCGCGTAACCATCGTGCCATATGTCCGTGATCCAGCACTAGAGGAAAAGATCAAGGTCAAGGTAGAAGCGGCACGGGTCTATTACGACCATGTCATCCAAGAAATCAGCAAACAACACACCTACTGAAAGCAATCATGGCAATCTCAAAAGAAATTAGCTGCGTAGTCGGCTCATACACCAATAGCCAGGGCGAGAAAAAGAATCGCTATCAACGCATCGGCTCAATCATCCAGACGCAACGGGGCGAGATGCTCAAGCTCGATGTCATCCCGCTGAAAGAAGGTGGGTGGGATGGGTGGGCTTACCTAAATGACCCTAAGCCGAAAGAGTACCAAGGCTTGCCCAAAGACAACGAAGACGATATTTCATTTTAGATTGGAAAACACCATGAGCAAAATGGGACAACTGGTTCAAGAACTGCAAGAAAACGATGACAGTTTTGACGGTCAAGGCTGGATTCAATCAAAGGAAGAATATGAAGAAACTACTCGAGTTATTCAAACGGCCTACACCGCTGCAAATGGTTGCCTTGGGTCTAGCAGACGCGCATCTGGCGAAGCTGGACGCAGAAGCGGCAGTGGAGTACGCGCAGAGCATCGTGGCGTACAACGTGGCAAGGATTGATCGCTTGAACAAACGCAGGGAGGAATACAAATGAGTGGCTTTGACTCAAAACGCCAGGCAAGCAAAGAACTACTTAAACAAGCGCTTGACGCGCTGCTGTGCTGTTCCCCCGACACCGAAGTCGGCGCGGCATTGCAAATCAAGACGGTCAAAAGCCTTCGCGCCGAGCTTGCACAGCAAGCAGCGAACCCTTGGCTAGAGGCAATTGACAACGCACTGATATGCACCCATCTCGGAACTGTAGACAGTTTCCCCGACGCAGGGGCCGCGCTGGACGCACTGATTGACTGGCATGTAGCCGTTGCTCTTGACCCGGAAGTGTCGAGTGATGCACAGGCGTTGATTGATCGTGGTGCAGCAGCAGTGGCCGAGCCGGTGGCGTGGAGGCGGTACAACAGGTCGATTGGATGGCAGTACGAAGACGGGGTAACGTCTTTTGCGTCTGACCCGAGTGCAGAGCCGCTTTACGCTGCGCCCCAAGCAGTGGCCGAGCCGCTGAGTGCGGAGCGGGTAAACGCCATCCTCATGGTGCAGCCGGGAATGCTAACTCAAGAGTGGTTTTTTGCATTCGCCCGAGCCGTCGAGCAGGCGCACGGCATTAAGGGGAGCGCAGCATGATTAAGTTACCGCCACTGCCAGAACCTGACGGGTGGGTTGGGAAAGACTGGTACCACCGGCCTGCAACAACACTTTCTGACATCAGCAAATTTGAATTAGAGCAGGCGCGCTACACCGCCGACCAGATGCACGACTATTACGATGCCGCATATCGCGCAGGGCTGGAGGCTGCGGCGAAGGTGCTGTCCGAGCATCAGATACCCGTGGGCAATTCCGCTGCCGGGGAAATGGCTTGCGAGTGGACGTATGACGCGCTCAAAGATTGCCGTGACGTTATCCGCAACTTGGAGATTGGACATGACTAGACTCCCGCTGCCTGAGCCGCACGGTCAGCTCCTTATATTGGATCACAACGCCAAGCCAAATGACCCAGTGCGCTATCGTTACATCTTCACCGCCGACCAGATGCACGCCTACAGCGACGCCGAGATTGCCACGCTGACTGAGCAAGTGCGGTTGCTGACAGAGGCGCTCGGGAACGAATACCTGCGCGGATACAAGGATGGGTGGGCGGCAACATGAAGATGCGCCAGCGCCGAAAACAGTTTTGGTGGACATGGCACCTTGAGGGCAAGCCACCGTACCCAGAATCGCCACGGTATTTTGAACCGGGCGTGGGCAGGATCAAACATCAGGGAAAAACATGACAGACATCACTGAACGCCTGCGTAGCATCTACGTTGCAGAAGGCGCAAATTATGTGCAAGAGGCAGCAGACCTGATTGACAATCTACGCGCCGAGCGGGATCAATTGGTAAACGATGTTCACTCCTGTCATGCCGGTTGCGCTAAAGCAGGGTGCGTGAATCGGAGGCTGCGGGATGCGTTGGAAAGCATCAAACACGACAGCGAGTTTTTCAGCGCAAGCCATTTGCGAAGTCTGGCAAGAATTGCGTTGGAGAAAACGAAATGACAACGCAAGCAATACGTGATGCCATGAGTCTTGTCGTTGAGGGTGGACTAGACCCATGCGAGTTGCAGTTTTTTGATATCTCAAACGCGATGGATGACCATGCGTTTTACGATCCTCTTATCCATTACCGACCTCCATTTGACAAGTGCCTTGTGGTGTACAGAGGGCCATCAAGAAACCACGCTGCTTACGACATGATGATGTTTGTAAATGGCACAGACCCGGAAGAAGGCGTTGTTGTCACGGTCTGGAAAGGCCCCTATGGTCAAAGACCCACACACTACCCAATGCTTGTTTACATCGTAGATGGTGATATGGTGCGGTATGGCCCGGCAGATGAAAACGAACAGATGGACGAGGATGTTGCGAAGGGCATTCTTGGACTGCTATCAAAATGGTACGAATCACTGTGCCGGCCATGCGAGTTGCACACCCCAACGCTAGCCAAGACGTTCACAAACAGACGCAAGATCGCAATGGGTAAAACTCCCACCTACGATTGGCATACGGTCACCATTGGCCCGAAACAGTCTAAATCAGAGCCACAAGGCGGCTCCCATGCATCACCCAGGTTGCACGATCGGCGCGGCCATCTCCGCAGACTACGCAACGGGAAAAATGTATGGGTTCTGCCCTGCAAGGTTGGCAATGCGGCCCTTGGGACTGTGTTTAAAGATTACGAGGTGGCAGCATGAGTGGAGGATCATTTGATTACGCATACAGGCGCATGATGGATTTTGCTGACGATCTGCGTAACAAGCTGGCAGAGCAGGGGCAGGTAGTCGATGGCTGGGAGGTAGGCACTTGGGAGCCAGCAGTGGCAGTAAAGCTAGAGGAAATCTCGCACCTAGTTGACCACGCAGCGAAGCTGGCGAAAGAGGTTGAGTGGTTGTACAGCGGTGATACCGGGGAAGATACGTTCATGGAACGGGTAGCAAAGATTGAGGAAAAAAAACCATGAATATGCGCGAACGAATTAGATATCTTGCCGAACAGGACGGGCTCACGCTTGAGGAGGCAGAAGATATCCTCCTAGACGCCGCAGAGTCGGAGAGCGACAGACGCCGGGATGAAGCACTTGAAGCAAAGGATAACGAATGACTTGCCCTGAATGCGGAAAATACACTGAAGTGCTGGAGACTCGGGATAACCCAAAAGGTGTGCGCCGCAGGTATATGTGCGCTAACCTGCACAGGTTTACCACCCAGGAGGCTTTGGTGCCGCAAGGCAAAACACAAGCACAATTGCGCCAACAACTTAAGGATGAAAACCAAGAGTAACGTTTTACGGTCAAACTTCTAGCAAGTTTTTGGCAATGCGATTGGCCCAGCCCCGACCAAATGACGGCCAGGTTAGCAGTGCGGACATGAACTGTAGCCTGGCGCCATTGAACCTAGCCACAAACCGCAGGGCAGGCATCGACGCTACAGCTTGCAAGGTGATCGGGCCGAGATTGCCATCGTCCTCCACGGCAACGGTGCGCTGGAGCGTCTTGATGGCAGTGACAACACCACTATGCACGGCCATGTCAAACAGGTCGTATTTGATAGCATCAGGCACCGCATCACACCCGGCTGGCCCCCAATAATCTCGCAGGTAGATTTCTTTAGCCCTGTCTAGGGTCATCGTGCGGATCATCTCGCCGGGGTAAGAACGCCGAGAGATGCCATATTTAGTTTCACCGCCTGCGTCCCTTGGGTCGTTAACGTAGCCACCCTCCAGACCTAAGAGCCGCTCAAACGCCAAGTCAAAGTTCATGGTTTGTCCGCTTTGTTGTCCAGCCGATCAAAAATCTTGCCCAACATTTCCTTGACCTCGCGCATGTCGTCTTTGTAGTCCGACCGGGCGAGATAGACTTTTGGCAACTGGGCCAGATCGTCCTTGAGCTGCTGCACAGCAGTCCACAGCTCACGCGCAAACCATCCAATGACGGTCATCACCGCGCCTAATGCAATGTTGATTGTTTGCTGGTCAATCATATTGCCATTGAGTTGTTGGTTTGTTGAAAATCATTAGCTGTCACGGCAGCATATCTCTCAGTTGTGCATTTTTTTGCATTTCATTTCTTAGGGCATCAGCAGCTTTTGCTTCTGCTTTTGCTGCTTGTTTACCGCTAATTGATGCTCCAACCCTTCTGCCAGCTTCACCACCAATAAGAGTGCCTGCTGTGGTTCCTGCTGGGCCAAATGCTGAACCTACAAATCCACCCGTTGCTGCTCCTGTTCCAATGCCAACTTTTTCAGCATACGCTTCAATTTTGCCAGCCCTTCTAGCTTGCAATGCAGCGCCCTCATAAGAATGAATACCAGGCATCAAATAACCAGCCGTGTTTAACGTATGAAATTTTTTAACTTCTGATGGTGGAAAGTTTTCTAATATTTTTTCACCAATAACAGAATTTAACGTTGTGTTAACAGAATTTTGATTCCATACGCCAGCTTTATTTGAACCTGCTTGATAAACGGCTCTTGCCAATGCACCATCAATTTCGTTTCTTGCAGCAGCTGCCGCTTGACGTAGTTCAATTGGAACAGGTGGCATCCCGCTTGGTGCGCCTCTTACTTGTCCATTTGCCAATTCATCTAACGTGCCTCTAATGTGGTTCCATTGATCTTTTGCCAATTCATTCAATTTGTTTGGTAATTTTTCTAATGGAGTAGAAGATAAGACAACACCATTTTTATCTGTTTCACCAAACAAATTTTTAATTCCCTTTGAACCAAAAATAGTTTTTTCAACCTGATGTATTTTGTCGCCAAGTTTATACAAAGAAGGGTCTGCAACTGCAGCAATATCTTTATCAATTGCTTCATTTATTTTTCTAATTGCACTTGCGTTTTGTGGTGACCATTCTGCATTAACTGCTTTGCGTACAGCGTCATAAGTTGATACGGTTCCAGGTGGATGCATTACTCCATTTACATCCTCAAATCCGGTTGTTTTGGCAAGGTTTAAGTATTTCTCAGCACCTTTGGCAACACCTTCAACACCTTTGAATTCAAGTCCGGCTTTCCATTGCGGATTGCTTAACAATCTATCAATGTTTGAAGTTTTTATTTGATTGCTACCAACCCGGTCTAACGCTGATTTATAAATTTGACGTTTAGATTGATCTAGGTAAGCAGTCAAACTTGTTGGAACCTCGCCTTCTATTGCTGCTCCATGAAACACATCGTTAATTGTTTCTCCACGCATTGAATCGCTTAACAAAGTTGGTGATGCGCCAGTGGCATCAATTCTTTCTTTGCCAAAGTTTGTTAAAGCGTTTTGTTCATTTGCTATTTGCGCTTTTAATACTTGACCCCTCGGGGTTAAGTTTGGCATATTTGCTTCAGTATGTTCTGTACGCAATGTCCCTTCATTCCGTGTAATCACACCGCTTCTAACTGGTTGTCCAGGGTTAACTTCTTGAGCAATTTTAGAAATTAATTGCTGCTCCATTACTGGAACATTTTCAGCCACCAAAGATAATTTAACCTGCGGAAATTGGCCTTTTGAACCAACAACTTCACCAGTAAGTTTTCCAGAAAAAGGATTTGCAATGGCAGCAGCAGCACCAACACTACCAGCACCAACAGGCGCAGCACCAGGCGCACCAGGCGCAGCAGCCCTTGCAGCAGCTTGGCGTTGTGCAAATGCCGCCTGAGTATCTGCTAGCTGGGTGGCAGACATTGCTCCTGCTCCTGCTGCTTCTGTCAAAGGTGCCGCCATCGTAGGATCAACCCTGGGACGTTCTATTGCAGCCGCTACAGGCTTTCCAGCAAATTCATCAATGCTCCTAGCAACAGGTTCAATTATTTCGTAGACGCCTGATCCCAATGCCCGTCTGACAGGTGCCGTAACTTGTCCGACAGCAGGAGCAACGCCGACCAAGCCTGTGCCAATCATGTTGGCAACATCGCTTTCTGGTATCCCTGTTTTTTCAGCAATGTACTTGGCACCTTTGCCAACGTTTTCGCCAATGAAATCCATGATTTCTCGGCTCAGTTCACCCTTGTACGCAGGGGATTCAGTGACGCCAAATGTCTTGCCAAACGGCTTTTCTAAGGCTCCAACAACTGATTTTTCAGCAGCCGCCGCCTCTTCTGGCGATAGTTGCAAGGCTCGAGCTCCAGCATAGGTAAGAGGCCCAGCAATGCCAGGGATGATGCCGCCAATGGTTGTGTCAGCCAATGATGCTGTTGCGGCTCCTAGAGCCTTTAAATGCTTTAGCGCTGCTTGGGCAATCGGGCCATCGCCACCAGAAATGCCGGTATCGCCTCTGGTGCCTGCAAATGCACTGACTTGTGGCACAGGCTTTTGCACAACTGAGCCTGGCTCATATGCTGGTACTGTTGTTTCAAACAAATCAGAAAAGTTACCCACATCTTTAGCGGTCTGTGCAGCAGGTTGTGCAGGAGGATAAGCAGCAATTGGAACAGGATCGCTCAATGTTGGTGGAACAACGGTCAACTTTGACGCAGGAACGCGACCCAGTTCACGGCGAATGCCAGCCATGTCACTTTCGTTACGCGCCAGGCTTGCCTTGAGTTCAGCTACACGATCAAGGTACTTTTTATTATCTTGCGCCTCGCCACCGCGCTTTTCAGGTTGACCACTGTTGTATTCGCGCAGTAGATCGGCTTGACGGGATTCGGCTTTCTTAACCTCAGATTCCAAGATCATCCGGGTTTCGGAATCGCGCAACGTTTGCTGGGACGCATCAACCCGTGATGTGGGCCGAGGCGCAACCGGCGGGGCAAGAGCAGGTTGTACGGCTGGTGCAGCTTGTAAAACTGGTGCTGGTGGTGCTGGTGGCGCTGGTGGGGCGGTAGCAGGAACAACGGTTAACCTTGGTGGCGCAACTGGTGGCGCAGCAGCAGGCGTATCTTCAAACAGATCAGCAAGAGTAGCCATTATTTTATGACTCCCATTTGTTTAGCCTTGCGGATCTTGTCAGACATTGCTTTCTGTTCTGCCGGGCTCATTGATGCTTTTAGCTTGGCTACTTCTTCTCTGGTCATTTCTTGGAACAGCCTGCTGTCTGCTACATCATTGAAATCAGCTAGCTTCTGGATGTAAGCATTAGGGTCATTTCTGTATTGTCCAAGGTATTGGGCTTTTGCAGATTTCATGTTTTCCATGCCAATCAACTGACCAACAACGTCTTTAATCGCCTTTTCGTTCATCTTCTTGTTGGGGTTTGCTGCTTCTGCCAACAACCTGGCTGCATCAGTGTTGCCACCAGCAAGAGACAACAGGTTAGAGTTTTTCATCAACTCATCAGTGGCTGTCTTTTCTGCCTCATACGCTGGTATGCCGATTGCGTTGGCAATGCCTGCAATCAACTCTTTGCGTTGACCACCAACACCAGTAAACGCTTCAGGAGCCAGTTGCCTGATTTTCTGCAACGTCATAATTCGCTGTTGGGCAGTAGATGCGTCCTTTGAGGTGTTTGACCAATCTTCATTGGCGGTTGTCGCGCTTGAAATTAATGTCTGAGCAACGCCAGGAGCCTGACCTGTAACCACTGGTCTAACGGCTGGTGAAGCCGCAGGCGCAGTTGGTCGAGGCGACAGCATTGGAACAGGGCCAGGCACAGTCCCCGCTTGTGGGCCTTGAACGTATGGTGTACCAGGTGCTAGGCCAGTTCCGTCACCCTCAACAGCAATTCGCGGTTGGGTTACTGGCAATTGCGTGGTAATTGAAGTTCCTGGCAATGCAGTACCTTTTGGAGCAGCACCAAACTCACCAGTAGAAACGACTGCTGTGCCAGCACCGCTACTGACAGGTACGCCAGTGGGTTGCATAGCAGAAAGACGACTGCCAGCATCTAGTGTTGACAATAACTTGTCTTTCAAGAATTGACGCATAGCAGCTGGTGGCACTTCAAGATAAGGTTGAAGCAAAGCAATTGCTTGGTCTTCTGGTATTCCCATTTCTTTGGCCTGGGTCATGCCATAGTTTTTTACTACAGCATACAAGGCTTCTGGATTAACCGCATTTAGATTTTGTTCAGCAGCAATAATTATCGGACTGTTAATGATGCCTGTTAGCCTGTTGGCAATAGCGGTCACCTTTTTATTGGCAAAATCCAAATTAGCTGACGCTTGACCAGTCTCTGCTGTGCCTGCGGCAGCGGTAGCACTACGCAACAATTCTGGATTTACTCGAGCAGCTTGGTTAACAATTTGTTGTTGTTGTTGCAGTTGCAACGGGTTCATCAGCCGTGCTTGTTCAACCGTTTGCTGTGCCGCTTGCAAGTTCAGGGGATTGATCTGCTGGGCTTGCTGGTACGCCTGCGCGCTGCTTGCCATGTTCATCATGTCAGACAACGACATTCCAGCCACGGGTTTAACCGTGTTGCCAATCGGTGTTATGTTGAAATCAGCCATTTTTTATCCAACTAAATATTGATTAAAACTTGAACCTAATGGCTGTGCAGATGTTGGAACATTCATGGCATTAGCATTGGCAACTTGTGAAGGTGAGTAGCTAACACCTTGTGGCCTAAGCAAACTTGCCAAGGTTCCAGCGTTGCCAAGTCCTTGCAGGCCACCAGCCATGACGTTTGCCGCACCAATGTTGCCAGCACCAAGCGCTGATGCCCCGCCAATCCCGAGTTGCCCAATGTTAGAAGCTATGTTTCCAGATTGTTCTTGGCTTTTCTGCCCAATACCAGCAATGTTTGCCAAAGTGTTGTAAATGCCCGTTCTCTGCGATATGTATTGGGGCAAACCAACATTAGTAGCGTAATCAGTTGCAAACTTGGTTCTTGCCAAATCCACGTTAGAGCCACCACCACCAACATTCATAGCTTGACCAGCCGCCCCTGTGCCTTGGTTTAGCCCAAACTCAAAGCCTGGCATTGAACGTAAATCCTGTGCTGTCACCTCTTTTGTGAAGTAAGGCAGCATCTCTTGTATTTTGCTTAAGCCTAATTGACCAGATTGACGGTACGGGGCTAAATCTGCGTATTGTTTTTCTTGCAATGCAGCCGCTCGAGCAGCCGCATCAGACTGCATCTGTGCGCCTTCTCTTGCAGCGTCAGCTTGTTCTCCCGCACCCGCATAACCCAGTAATGCACTGCCACCAATGGCTATTGGCAAAGCATTTGCACCAATAAAAGTTCCTATGCCTGATAACGCTGTTGCAATCCAAGTCATGTCAACTCCTTCATTTTTAACTTATTTGATGAATCAAACAACGCTGCTGTGTCTGGCTCAATCAACTCAGTTTCTA